TTTTTAGATGAAGAATTAAATTCTGTATTTTTTGAATTAAAAAGAACATCAAATCCTTTTTTATTAGAAGATGTACTTAATAATATAGTTGCATTTTGGGTTTTTATTGGCGGTTCATATTTACATACAGAATTATTAGCAGTAGTTGCTCGTGGATTGTAGTTAATCGCAGTTCTATCCATACACCCACTAATAATAGGAATATCTTTAGTAGGAGAACCTACTCCACCACCTCCACCAGAATCTAAATTATCAGACAGAACATCATCGACAATATCATTTTGTCCTCCAAATCCTAAATCTGAATTTGGATTATATTGTTCATCGAACTGAAATATTTTCCTTTTAATCGCCATGTTTATAAATATCCTACCCTACTTTTTATCTGTATTGTTCTATGTTTAAATTTTCTCTATCTATTACTACATCATCTTGACCAGGAGTTGGTATATTTCTACCACCACCTCCACCTCCACTACTATTAGTGGTATTAGTTGATGTTGTATTAGGTGATGATGTACTTCCACATACACCCCTTCTTGTTATTTTTAATCCTGATATTTGTGTTACTGTTCCTTCTTGAGCACAAACTATAATACTATCGCCAGGTAAAAGTGCAGGAAACTGTACAAGTTGTCCTACTTGATTTTTATATGTTGAAGTTATTGTTTGGCCTGTTCCTCCTCGACCAGATGCTAGTTCAAAATTTGATATCAAACTAGTATATCCATATTCTGAAGAACCCTGTCCTCTAAAAGATTGATTCTCTATGAGGTTAGGTCTGATAAATGAACTTTCTCCTGAATTACTTATATTGGTTATACTATATTCTACTAAAGAAGGAGAAGTATCTATTTCTCTTATTTTTGGAACTTCTCTAACATCATCATTTAGTCCAAATTTTATTTGTCCTACATCGTGTGTAATTTCAAATGAATCAAATTCTACTCCTGATTGTGTACCTGCACTTACTCCATTTAATTTCCACTTTATACTAGCGGTAGAAGACCAAACATAATAAGTTTTAGTTACACTCTGAATAATTTCTTCATATCTACAACTACCATCACTTTCGGTAGCCAGACTATTATAATTTATTGCAGATGGGTCTGTACATCCTAATATAACAGGCTCTTCTTCTTTATATCTACATGAACCATCTTCTGTATTGGCAGATGGATTAAAGTTTTCTGCAGATGGGTCTGTACATCCTTTTACTTCAGCATCAATTGAATCTGGTTCTGTTGCAGAATATATAGAATTAGATGTACTTGATTTTAATATATTTTTTAAAGCATCTATTGTTATCTGTTCTTCTTTAGAAAGAATATTATCTTTCTGTATATCTCGTTTTGGTAAATAATATTCTAAAGAATTTATTAATGCAGTTTCTGCAATTCTTTTTATTTCATCTACTGATAATTCAACACAATCTAATTTTTCTTCAGAAGGCTTTCCATAGTTAGTTGAACTAATACTCCAATTTAATCCTTGTACAAAATACTTAAGAGATTCAATCCATTTATCTTTTACTTTTAATACAAATTCATCAAAGTTAGATATTTTAAATTCTTTCTTAATTAAGTTAATATATTTTGTACCATCTGTTTCTTTTCCTTTAGATAGTAAAATATATTGTTTTATTTTTTCTACACTACATGAATCAACATATTCTTGTATAGTATAAATTACATCATCTCTAAATGAAGATTCATTGGTAAAAATAGAATATCTTTTTTCTAAATCCTCATTTAATGAATCTCTTCTAATTGGTAAAATTCTAACTTCTGTTCTCGATGGTGAAATTTCATGTATCCACATTTTATTAGATTCAACTTCCTCAGTACCAACTCTTCTGTTTAATAAAGTTATTTGTGTTTTAAAACTACCATTTGAATATCCAGCATCTTTAATTAATCTTTCTAAGTCAACTACGAATTCTTGTGAATCTTTTGTATTCTTAGTAAAAGAATTAGTTGGTAAAGTTAAAAAATATTCTTTTGATTTTTCATCATCTAAATATATGTATCTTACTAACTTACCAGTATCACCTTGTGGCAATTGATTATTGTTTATATCATATAGTATAAATTCAATTACATCAGCACACCCCAACCCAAAGTTAGATTTAGATATTTCTTTTTCAAATACCTTTCTATCTTCGGAATCAACTAAGTATCCTTTCCTATCTACAATATTTTTAAAATCTTTTATTGCCATAATTTATTAATTACCTTTTCCACCACTTCTTAATTTTCTATAAAATCTTCCTAACATATCAAACGTTGTTCCATCTATCTTTAGAGTAATTTTATCATTGAATTTTTTTCTTCTTCCTTTTGGTGAAGATACATTTCTAACTTTAGTTGCAGTTAATGTTACTTTACCAGGAGTACTACCACTTCTTGCTGGTATTGTTCCTGACATTTTACTAAAACCAATCCATGGGTCATCATGTCCACCGGCATCAGCTACAATAGTAAAAGAATATGATACTTCTTTTTCATCATTGAAGTTGAAAAGTTCTAAATCATTACCATTCGCCCAACCACAACTTTTTCTATTTGACCTAAAGTAGAATGTTCTTCCGTCATCAAGTTTTTCTTGGTCTCTAACATTATTTTCTGGTATCTTCCACGCATAATCACCTTCTTGTTTATATGAATTAGGAGGTCCACTTAATGAACGTAATATAGCAGTTTCTTCTTGTTGTGCCTCTTCAGCCGCTTCTGCCGCTTGTAAACTTTCTACTATTCCTTTTTGAGCTTCAAGTAATTCCTTCAAGGTATATTTTTGAGCTTGTAAACCTCTAACTTGTGCAGCCAAAGAAACTCTTTCAATACCCTCTTTCGTACCTTTTATAATTGCAGTTGAAAAATCTCCAAGTAAATCTGAATATCTTGCATTTGTTTGAGCTGCTTCATTTTCTGCCGCAGATTGTTGTAATTTCGCAGAATCCAATTCTTCTAATGCCAAATCTAATTGAGATTTAAGGCTTTCTATTTCAGATTCTAATGTTGATATTTGTAAATTTAATTCTCGTATTTCATCTTGAGCTGCATCATATTTTTCTTGTAAATTATCATATCTTGATTTTAAGATATAATCTTTTTTATTTAATTTACGTTTTTTTATTAACTCATCTACCTTTACATCAATTGCCTTTTTTAATTCCTCTTCATTATATTTAGGTTTTACTAAATCAGCTGATGTTTCTCCTCCATATGATTCTTGCTCTACTTTTATAGGAATTTGCTGTTCGTTTAATTCTTCTTTTAACTTAGGGGATATTGGTTTGGATTTTTTTATCGGCTTAGTTCCAAATGGAACTTCTTTTTTCTTTTCATCAGGTCTGATTTCTTTACCATCTATTTTATTGACAAGAATATGTCCTTTCGTATCTCTACGAACTGCCTTTGAACCCTTTTTGACAAGTTCATCAATTCTAAATTTATCCTTTAAAGCCATCTCTTTACTTTTCTACTGTAAATGTTAAATCTTTATCACTAAAATATTCTACCACTCCAATTCTTACAGTTTTTATTTCAATATAGTAATCTCTATTATATTCAAAGTTATTTAAATTTAATTTAAAATAGTTACCGATTGCATCACAACTAACCTTTGTATAGTTATCGTTAAATGGTACTACTACTTCACCTGTTACTATATCTTTAATTTGATAATAAGTGGTTGATGGTAAATACTTTACATCAGTATAAGCATACTCGTTGGTGTAGGTTTTAAGAGGATATTTCTCTCTTCCAAAAACTCTAATTGTAGGTTTACTTCCTCTTTTATATACTGTTTTTAGTCTTTTAAATGTTACATGAATATCATCGGCAGTTAATGCACTAAGAGAACCAGTTATAAATGATGAATCATCCCAACCAATTCGTAACTTAGGTTGGTATATAGTATTTGTTTCTTTTGAAAAGAATTTTAATTGGCCATAATCAACTGTATCATTTTCTTTAACCGAATCGTGTTTTAGAATCCAACCTTGATTTGGTATAGTACCAGCAATCCAAGAAGTAATCGAAGGTAATACATTCATACTAATATCACTTGTTGAATATGAAAACTCTTGAGATGATGATGAGCCTGTGTACCAAGTTCCTCCCTTTCCATTAAACGAACCAGTCGTTCCACTTGCAAATCCATTTCCTAACCAATTAGTAGTTGTTGTTCTTTTGTTCCAACTACATCCATCAGTTGATATATCATCAAATCGTGTTCCGATTCCCACATCCCAAGATTGAGAAATAGGATATGCATAAATTGTATAATCAGTAGGAATTTCACTTCCTTCGCTTTCGTTAAGTATTAAATGAGCCGAACTCATTGTTACTTCACCACTTGCAATAGAAGCAGATAATGGAGTGGTATCTATTTTAATTAACGTATGAGCTACATCTTTTAAGTTACCATAATAAGTTTTAGATATTTCTAATATCTCATCCCTACCTGTATTTTGAGTAGGTTGTTGTAAATAAATTGTTGAATCTTTTGATGCTGTTACGAAATAATACATTATACAACCCTCCCTTTTATATCCTTGTTTGGAAATTTAATCTCAAACACAGAAGGGTCTACTGATGGATATACCATCTTACCTTTTGTTGCTTGTGATATATTATATGAATTTGTAGAGTAACTTCCATTACATTTATTAGTAATTTCACATTTAGGTACTGATTGTACTCCCTCTACTCCTGCCAATAATAATTCTATTTCAGATATATTAATTGCCATATTGAAAGTCCAATTATCGATATTAAAATATTCTTTAAGTTCACCTATACACTTAGTAAGAACTTCTCTTTTGTTATATCCACCATAAACTCTAATTTCAAAATCAACACCTATGTTGATTATATAACCATCTATAATATTAACACCATCGGTTAACATTCTGTATTCTCCTAGATATGTTTTTAAGTTTTGTTTGATTGCAGTATTACTTGTTAATCTTTCCAAATTCTTATTAGAATTATATCCAAGAATATATAAGTTAATTGCAAATGGATTGTTTTTTTCAGTTTGATTATTTGTTTTACTAGATAAAAACTTTTTTACTTCATTTTTTATTTCTTGTTGAGATAACTTTCTTTCTCCAAGTCCTGTTACTAAACTTGTAAACTCTTCCAATGAATCAGGATTAGATAATATTGATGTTGGTGAGTTATTATCAAGTTCTCCATCTGGTGCACAATATGCTTTTGCAATTCCACCAAATTTAGCTGGCATAGAAAGTGCTCTTACTTGATAATCTTTTCTTGTTACTGCTCTGTTTTGTGAACCAAAGTTTGCAAGTGAGTTTTCTCTAATTTCTTCAATCGTTTCTGCACCTCTACCACCTGTAGCAGGTACTTCGTTTTCTACAGCAACTGATTGTTTACCTTTATTATATAGTTTTAGTTCAGTTGGTGTAAACAATGTAGAATCATCATCATATTGAATTTGTGTAATACTAGTTAAATCTCCTTTTTTTACATTCGATTCAACTCCTCCTCCAATTAAGTATCTAACTGTTAGTGTTGTATTTGAAGGTGCTTGACCATATGATTTAGTTTTTAAGAAATTAGCTGGGTCAAATGAAGCTCCTAATTTATCTATTGATGATTGTAACCCTAACCCAACATTTTTAAAATTTGGTATTAGTGTTTCATCGTTTGTTGCAGTACCTCCACCAAATATAATTGTAGTTGTATTATCTGCATTTACTTGTGTTGTAAACCTTCTTGAAGTTTTTAATAATTTTAAAACACTTGGTACTGAAGCAGAATGTTGTTTTAAATCTTTATCATATTGTTCTGTATTTGGGTAATCAACATAAACCATCTCTTGTGCCAAATAAGGAACTTGATACCATTTGTTTCCATTAGAATCTCGTACATCAAATATATCTATTACATTTTTATCTGCAATTTGTATTTTTGAAAAATCTTGAGCTGAACCGAATTGTACTTCAACTTCTTTGATTCTAGCAGATATTGCATTAACTTTTTTCTTGATTAGATATTGAGCCGGCTCATTAGTACCATCAACTCTTCGATACACACTAACTTCTCTTTCACTATCATCATTGAAATCTATAGCTTCACTTGTTCTAAATGTTACTCCTTCTTTTGATTCGATTACCATTCCTTGTTTTATTCTTAACGCATATGAGTAATCAGGTTCAACTTTACCATCACCAATAGATTTAGATGGTACAAGTTGATATATAGATAATTTAGTTAGTGCAGGATATGTTACCTTTGGTTGATATCCTAGGTATTTTGCTAATGCTAATACATTTTCTTCATCTTGAGCATATAACATCATTGATTCTTTCAATGTGTCATCTGTATAGTAAGATAGAGAATCTCCAATAAAAGATGCCATTTCAATGAACATCATACCAGGTGAAGATTCGTTAAAATCAGAATAAGTTTTTGGGAAGTATGATTTAGCATACTCAATAATATTATTTCTGAATTGAGAAAAATCTTTATTGAGATACTTTATATCCCTACCATTATTACTTTTAAAGTTTGCTGAATTTAATGCCATACGTTACCCCTCTACTGTGAATGTTACTTCTTGTGTTTCTATTTGATTACCTACTGTGAATGATAATTTAAGTTCTGCTGTGTTTTTATCTTTCATCTCATCTGTCATATTTACATCAATTTCTTCAATTGATATATAAGGTAACCAAAAGTTAACACTATTAGTAATAGTTTCTTTTAACCTTTCTTCAAAACTATCATCCATTTGTTCAAATAGTAATGATGATAATCCTGTTCCGAAGTTTGGTTGCATTACTCTTTCACCTTTTTTAGTTAATAGTAAATTTTTTAAATTAGATTTTGCTTGCTCGTATGATGAAAAGGCTGATTCAAAGAAACCAGTATTTCCATTTTTTACAGGCAAAGTAATTCCATATGCAAAATCATTAAATGATTTTGTATCCTTTACTACTTTTTTATCTAATATAAATGCCATTTTTTACCCCTTACCTTGTTTTAAATTTCTTTACAAGTGTAGAATTATCTCTATTTAATATTTTATCAAGACCAGGTAATCCTGTTCGTACACCAAGTCCTGTTTTATTTGGTTTTGTTGCAACATCACCATATCCCATTTTATGAGCCATCTGAGTTTTTAATCCTCCAACGCCAGCTCCAGCTCCTAAAGAAGTAAACTCAACAGTTTTATCCATACTCTCTTGGATTGGTTGTTGTTGTGGTAGATTATCTAATACTGATTTACCTCCACCTGGTGTTGAGCTTCTTTGTTCTTTTGAAAAAGGCTTTGTATTATTTAAAACTTCATTCA